AACCAAGTACATAATACTAATATCTTTGGATATTTCACACAATCTGTTCTTATGATTGCTCCCATAATAAACATAACTGAATGAAATAATCCTCTTAATATGTCCAAATTACATTCTGTGATTTATCTAAATCTGAATCTACGTGAATAAAAGTATCTGCTATTCCTATACGATTAAATCCAACTGCTAATAAAGCATCTAATACTAAAAAACGTGTTCTACTATCCTTTGCACTTATATCTACTGCTAAACCTTTAATATGACTTGATGAAGGGTTTTTAATTGATAAAGGGTGTTCTGGACTTCTGTAAGCAGAATTAATAATAAAAGGTATATTAGCGTATTCTCTTGCCTCATCTAATTTAGCAAGAAAATCAACATTCATATTTTCCTCTATATTCTTAAAGTACTTACTCATTCTTTTTCTGATAGCTTAATAATCTTCATAACAGTATAAACAATAGTAACTGTTAATAATGTTAATTTTAACCACATTTCAATATTTGTAAAACTTACTGAAAAAGCAGCAAAGTTTATAAACCCCATTTTCAAATCATTCATATCCATAGCAGCAGATTGTTAAAATTTCAAGTCTTGGTATTTAAGACCTAGAAATCCGTGTATTCCTTCGTTTTCAATATCCACCTCATAAGACTTCCAACCGTAAGGATGGTCTATTTCTTCATTCTCATCAGCTTCTAAATCTCTCCAAAGAACATCAACTAAATAACCTTCTCCAAATACTGTTTCAGATACTACTTCTTCTCCATCATATACTGCTTTCTCTAAAACCTCATAACCAAGTTTTGTGATTGTATGTTTGTGAGTTGGATAGTTGTTACCGTTTTCATCTTGTTCTATCCCTAAACCCTCTATTTTAGATTCTGCTTGTTCTTTTGAATTGAATCTGTATTTACCTATATTTAATCCCATAATTTATATTGTTGTTAATTCTTGTAATTCTAAATCTGTTAATGCAGTATTATAAACTCTTAAATCTTTTACTTTTCCGTAGAATTTATTAGCAGCACTTCCTTCTAATCTTAATTCACTAAATGTAAAATTAAAATCTTGTGTATCTGTATCTGTATCTATAAGAGAACCATTTATATATAGTTGTGAATCATTTTCTTTCCACTTAATAGCAACTTTTAAATCATCAGTCAAATTATAATTTGTTGTACTGATATAAAGAGATGAATTACCTCCATTTAAACCGTATGCTACTAATTCGTTTGATGTAGGCATATACACAATGGCTACAAAATTATCTATACTCCCATCTCCAATATATATCCATCTTTGATTAGTGGATTCTGAAGAAAGTGCTTTTAATTCAGCATACAAAACTCCTGCCGTTGAACTTATATAAGAACTTAAACCATCTTTAGAAGATGAATCTGCACCTCTTGATGCTGAACCAGTTGTTGTTGGAATATATGAAGTTGCGTATGGTTTTTCTTCTAATTGTGCTCCCCAAACATCAAACGTTGCATTTAAGTTGGTATCTCCAAACCCAGTAATAGCCCTTAAACCTATTTCTATTAAACAAGTAGTTGCTACTACATTGTTTAAAGGAATAGAATATCTTTCCCAATTATTAGTTAATTGAAAAGTAATATAAGTACCATCATTGTAAGGTCTTCTTACCATTACTTCAGAAGATGTATCAGACCTTAAATAAAAAGAAACTGTTCTATTAGGAACTGATAAACCAGTTAAAAAAAAAGTCCTAAATGTAGCTTCATTATTAAGTGTGTTGTCATCTAACACACAATTAACCCTATACGCATTATTTGTACCACTTGGAGATAATTGACTAGAACTAATAATAGTTGAAGTTCCATTAATTTCTGATTTAGTCCATTGACTAAAATCTTCACTATAACGTGCTAAATTAGTACTTGCAGGTTCTAATAATAGACTTGGACAACTCCCATCAGAATAATCCAATCTTGGAATATCTGTTGATACTTGTTCTATTAAACCGTTTTTATTTACTCTTGAACCTGCGTTATTTCTATCAAAGGTAAAATCTCCATCTCCATTAGTAGGAAGCACAGAATAAACCTTTTGAGATTTATAACCGCTTGGTATCATTGTTATACTTGGTGTTGCCATATTTTATTTATTATATTATTTATTATTTTATTAAAGCGTTACACATTCTAAACTTTCTATTATTCCTCCATCCCATAAAACTCTATCATTAAATATTCTTGATATATTTGGTGTTGTTAAACAAGTTAATTCTGCATCTGTTAATGCTTCTTTGAATACTGCTACGCATTTGACGTTTCCGATAAATTCATTCCCTACATTACTACCAGAAGTAAAATTAAGTTCGTTTAAAGGCGGAACTGCTGCAGAAGTAATAGTATGTTCTTCAACACCATTAATCCAAATAGCGTAATCATCTTGCTTATATTTTATAGCTATTTTATTAAAAGCAGTAATATCGCTTAATATATAACTTCTAAAAAACACAGAACTCCCCCCTATTTTTACTTGAAATGCAATTTTATTATCAACTGTATTATGTAATAAAAACCTAACCACATCACCAGTACTTCCATTAGATAAACTAATAGATTCGTTGTTATTTATTAAAGCAAAAGTTGAAACTTCTAAATACAATACTCCTTCTGTTGAGCTTATTAAATCACTACTTCCTGCATCTATTGCTGAATCTGCACCTCTTGTTTGTACTGAACCACTTGTAGGAATGTATGAAGTTGCGTATTGTCTTGTAGCGTGTGATTCTGCTTGAACTCCGTAAATGTATGCTCCGTTTGTTCCATCTCTTAAAATAGTTGTTGCTCCATCACTTGTAGCTAATCTAATATTAATACCACCACTTAAATCAAATTCTGTTGTAAATGTAACTGCTATTCTGTACCAACCATTTCCATAATCATCAATACTTGCAGTATGACCACTTGCAACAGTTCCTAAAGTTCCGTTTGAAATATTAAACCAACTTCTACTTGTTGCATCATACCCAAAATTATTAATATACATCCAATCGTTATCACCTTGTTTTTTAACAAATAAAGAAACCGTATTATAGTTTTCAGATATAACAACTGTATTGAAATAATTTAAAGAACATTGTCCAGTATTTGCATCATTATTATCTATTAATTTCCAAGCATTATTAGTGCCGTCTGGAGAAATAGCTTGTGCAGATGTTAAGACACTACTTGTAAGACTTGGGCTTGCACTCTCTTCAAATATTTCACCAGTTGTAAAATCATTTGAATCAGTTGCAGTATTTGTAGCCTCTGGTTCTAATAATAAACTACCACTACCACCTCTATAATCTATTCTTGGTAAATCAACTCCTACGCTTTCTATATTACCACTTGCGTTTACTCTTGTTCCTGCATCGTTTCTTGTAAATGTGAAATCAGCATAAGGACTTTCACTTGGCTTAACACTATGTAAAACCCCATCACTATATGCAGTAGGTGTCGTTATTATACTCGCTTTTTCTAATAAATTACTCATTATTCACAGTTTTCTAAATCAGTTAATATTGCAAGTGAAGAAGTTGCATTCTCATAATAAGCTGCTCTTGCCTCTAATAAACCTAAAAGTCTTGACCCTTCACTCGGAAAAGCATATTCATAATAAATATTTCCCCAACCAGTTGCAGTTGGACTACCCCACCAAGAACTGTTATATATTTCGTTTGCCATTTTTCTCTTTTTTAGTTAAATACTTCTTTAATTTAACAATATTTGTTTCCTTTGGTTTGTATGTTGCTCTCATTATAAAACCCAACCGTTAAATAAATCATTAGTATCTGGACTTATATCCTCGTTTGTATTACTGTTGTACTCTGGGAAATCTTCCTCGTGAAAAGAAATATAATCTATAAACCTTCTTGTATAATACTCTGCAAAGTTTCTTTCTTTGTTTACTAAATAATCAACCTCATCTTTAGAAACACTTTCTGCATTCTCTGATGTATGTTTACTTATACCTCCGTTTTTTATCTGATATGCTGCAAAAGGTAAATACTGCATCATTGCATAATGTATCAACATAGGTTGTACATAGTCATTAACTAAAGATAAATAGTTACCACTTAAATTATCAGCAATAATATCAGCACTAATCTTATTGTATAAATCAGTTCCTAAATAATTCTGTATATCTATCTGTTGTGCAATCTTAATGAATTGAATGAACTTGTCAGTATCTACATTCCCATCAAGAATACTGTTCTTTACTAAATCTGTTCTACTTATAAATAATGCAGGTTGCCATATTTTATCCTTTATAATTTGGGTGATGTCCGTTATTAGGCATATCCTTTGGTGCTATTTCAGATGTCCTATATTCTTCTCCTTTTGGTGTGTAGCTTTTAGGAATACTATCAACTTCTTTACCTTTTGAAATATACTTTTCTGTTTTAGATTTCAACCTATAAAGGTTTTCAGACCAATAATGACCACAATTAACTCCACCTTTGTATTTAAACAAGTGAGTAATTATTTCCTTTATGACCAAAAGATTTATTTACACCGCTAAAACTTGCTTGGTCTATATCCTCTTTTCTGTAAACTACACCTTTTGATGTTCTTCCCATCATAGTTTTACAAAAGTTTCTTGAATTACCACTTGAATACTTTTCTGAATATTCGTACCTTACCTTTATAATAGCTTTTATCTAATTTACTTTCTTTGTTAGGTTTTGATTTTATAAAGTCAGCTAATTTCTGTAAACCAGTTTTCTTTTCCTTTATTAATTTACTTGCCCAATCTTCTGTGCTTTCATTTTCTTCTGAATATTCTCTTTTTTCTACAAGTTCCCACTCATCAGATATATCCTCTCCATCTAAAGCATCAAGCATTTCATCATCATTGAAACCCTCATTTTCTTTTGATAATTTAACACCAGTTTCTTCTTCTCTTGTTTCCTCATCTACTACATTATCTAACTCTTTAAATTCTAAAGGTTGTAATGTCTTAAAATAAAGGTTTAAGCTAATATCATTGTAAGCTAATATATCATCAAAGGCATTTATTAAAAGTGTCTGAAATGGTCTAATAACTGTGTTATCCATTAACAAAGAAGCAGTTTTTAATTCTTCTGCATTGTTACCTAATCCACTTGAATCCTTTACACCTAATAACATAGGAGAAACAACTCTGTGTGCTACCATAATCTTACGCATACTTTCATCAGAAAGGAAATTGATATTGGTTATGTGCATCACTTAATTGTATTGGTTCTATACTCGCAGCAGTATTTGCATCATCGTTAAATGATAAAATAAATTTACCACTATTAGAACTACCACTAAACTTTTGATAGATTCTGTTTTCTATTAATTGTCTTTGCTCTGGGTCTGGAGTTCCATTATTGAAATTGATTAACATACTTGGTGCTAATCCGTTCATAATGTTATTAATATGATAGTTAGATATTTCTTCTTCTAACTCTGCATATTGTAAACCACCTTGATAATCTACTGGAGAATAATATTTATATCCTGCCTTATAAGGTTTTACGTAATATATCTGTATTGCTTCTTTACCATAACCAAACGCTTCTATTCTTTGTAAAGTATCGTTCTTTTTATAGTTTGCCCAATCTGGGTGCATATAGTACGCTTCTATCTCTCCTTTCTCATTACACTTCTCTGCTCGTAATGTTTGTACTGGTATGTGTTCTACTCTTGCAATCGTTTTTCTGTCTTTAGAATAGATTACTTGCATTGCACATTGACCCATAAGTTTTAAATCAGAAGATAATCTCCTTACACAATCATCGTGAAATAATGTTATCATTTGTGCATACGCTTCTGGCTTTCTATTGCTATCTGTTGCATCTAAACCTCTACCGAATATCATCTCTGACATTCCGTTTATAATAGCGTTATTTGTTGCACTACCATTATACCTATCAATTAAAAACTGAAAGTAATTGTTGTCCTCTCCATAAGAAACAAAATTATCTGTCTTTGTTTCCTTTATTTTAGGACTTGTATAAGTCGATAAATTTAATACTCTTAAATCATTCATATTATAAAACTATATAATCATTATTACCTTCTTTTGTTACGTATTCGTTTTTATTAACTGAATAGTAATCGTTGGTATCTTGGTTAATTGTTTGACTTGTACAAAATATTTTATCCTTGTAAATAATATCTAAATCAGTTGTATTAACTAAATCTTCAGATTCTAAAAAAGTCAATAAACAAGTATTGTTTTCAAATGTTCCACCTAAAGAAATAACTCTTTCTCTAAATTCTTCATAACTACCTTTTATCTGATATACTTTTACATCATAAAACCTACCCTCTTTTAAATTAAAGATTGCAGATAATTCAAGATAATCCTTGTTTATTATTGCGGTAGGAAGCACAAAAGAAACCTCATCATTTGTACTGTCATCTCTTAACTTTATAGTAACAGAAGTATCATATACTCTTGGTATAATCTTAATGGTTTGCGTGTTTGTACTCGTACTTAATACTTTCATATTAGTATATAGTAATAAATACTATTTTTTGTGTGTATTAATAAAAAAGCATAGCTTTTAAGATAAAAAAAGGGTATCCGTTAAGATACCCCTTTAATATAAAGTTAAATTTAATTATGCAGGTGTTGGGTCAATCTGAACTCCAGATGTATCACCTACAATTACTGAACCAGTAATAAAATAAGGAGGAGCAGTTTCTTGTGCTACAATCGTTAAATTGTATCCACTTAAATCTCCCATTGCTGCACCAGTTGAAATTGTACCACCAGTTACCTCTGCACCGTGTTCTAAACCTACAACAAAATAATTTCCGTTGTAGTCTTCGATAGCTACGTGAGGTCTTGCGTGTGCTATTAATTTTAATTCTTCTTGAGTAGCTTTGTCTTGAAAAGTTAAAGCCATTGTCAAGGTACTTTCGTAAAAAGTAGTTCCGTTTTCTCTTGATGAATTTATTGCAGTTTCTAAAGATGATGCACCTTTTACATCAAATTTAAACCAATCTGGAGTGCCTTGTGGGAAATCCGTAATCTCTCCTGCTACTATTGTAGGCGTTCCTAAAGTTCCATAATCTGTAAAGTAGATAGCTTTTATACCACCTACTGCTGATTTACAAGGTACTTTACGCCCAGTTGTTAATGAACAAGCCATATATTTATATTGTTTTAAATAAAAAAGGGTAGGCAGAACCCACCCTCTTTAATGATTATTAATTAATTTACTATGAATAAAGAACGATATCTCCACCGAATACGTGTTGTACACCTGCGGTAAATCTCATTATTACTCTTACATTTTGAGAACCATCGATGTCGCTCATATCAATTACTTTTACTTCGTTTTGGTCATTTAAGATACCAGTTCCGAAATATAAGTTTGATTTTTGTGCAGCAACAATAGTGTTATCTCCTAATCCTTTAGCTACAAAGATGTTGATACCATCAAAAGATAACTCACCTCCGTTATACCATTGAGTTCCTTTGTTATCAGAACCATTTGCACCAATACCAGAAGCGAAACCTCCTAATGCTCTTACGTATGCTCTTGCTACGTTTGAAGAAACATATAATGTTAAATCTTCTTGTCCGTAAACTGCCGTTGGAATAGCATCTACTACTTTACCTAATTCTTCAACTACGTTTGCAGAAGTTACAGTTGCAGCAGCAACATCAATTACATCAGTGTCAGCAGTTAATTTTGCAGTAAATCCATCAAATTCTCCACTGTTTGCAGTTGCACCAGACCAGATATTTTTTTCTGTTTTGTCAGCTACTTTAGCAGATACGTGAGCAATTACAAATTCAGCAAATGAAGGTGCTAAATTATCGTGAGCAGAATAACCCATTTGTTCAGCTTCCCAAGATGCGTGAAGGTCTTTCTTACATAATTCTAAATTTACTTGAAACTCATCTGGTTGTAAAATTGCTTCTGATAAAGTTAAAGTTCCTTGATTAGTTACAAAGTCGCAAGATGCATCTTTTACGATGTCATCAGTTGCTCCTTTTTGGATAACAGATTTAAACTTTACGTTTGGCAGAATTGAAATTGCACCACTATCTAAAGTTGATGCAGACAATAATGCAGCAGCGATGTACTTACCACTAAATTCTCCAGCTATAAGTTGGGTTTGTTAAAGATACACTCATTTTTATTTAATTTATTTGTTATTAAAGTTTGTTTATTTTACTCATTACTCTATCCAATGTAGACATCTTTCTTTTAGATGCTATATTGAATTTTACTTGTGTTTTAGAAACTTCTGCGTTTGTGTTAATTGGTTCAGCAGCAGGTTCAGATAACTCTTGTTTTACCTCTTCTGGAATTTCATTTACTGCTTCGCTTACAACCTCTTGAGCAACTTCAGAAAGTTCAACTTCCTCTTTTAATTCCTCTTTTGGTTCTTCGCTCATTTCTTCTTTAGGTTCTAACATTGCTTTGATTTCCTCAACCATTGATTTAACCTCTGCAAGTTCTTCTTTAGTAGCATAAGACATTTCTTCTTTTTCTTCTTCTTCTGCTTCTACAACAACCTCTTCCTCTACTTCTTCTTCTTTAGCATCTTCGCCTTCAGATTTTATCTCTTTGATAATACCCTCCTCTTCGATTACTAAAGTTTGACCATCTTCTAAAACGTATTCTCCAACTGGTAAAGCAACTCTTTCATCTTCTGTTACGATAAAGATTTCATTACCACCCTCAAATTTATCTGCTTCTAAAACAGTTCCGTTTTCTAATTTCATTTGTTCAAGTTTTACTTCAACTCCTAAAAGAGTTTTTACTTGATTTAACATTTCACTTGGTTTCATATAAATATATAGTATTAAAAAAATTAATTTGTATTTTCGTTTATACTGTCGTTGAGGTTTTGCCTATTCCTTGCGCTTGTAAGCTACCATCACAACACTTTTTAGAGTATGTATTGTTCTTACATAAACAACCTCTTTTACTTGCTCTTGGACTTGTACTGCTTGGAGTTGAATTATTTTTTTTTCTCATCTTGTTTTATTTTAGATTCTGCCCAAGTCTTTGCAGATTTACCACCCCATAATAAATAAGATATATATCCACACGCCTCTGTATCTCCAGTTTTATAATATTCCTCTGCTCTACTTAAATATGAAAACATACGTTTAATTGTTTCCATACTTATTGGCTTTCTGTCTGCTAATTGTTGCGCTCTTACTTTACCTACTTGTGTTGCGCATTTATTATTTACTTTCTTATTTAATTCAATACCTCTTTTAGCATTGTTACTTACAGATTGTGGATAGTCAGAAAAACTCTCCATTTCTGTCCTCTTACCTTTTTTAAGTCGTTTATCATTTTTGATAACTGCCTTTATTTGAGATAACATAAACTCTGCTTCTGCTTCTTCTATTTTACTTAATTCTTCTTGTAAGTCGTTTATTGGTTCTTTAGGTCTTTCCATTCTGTCAGCAAAATATCCTTCAATAGAAAACCCTTTTACCTTTCCACTCTTTACATAATCATTCCAAACCTCATCATTATTTACTTTTACAGAACCAACCCAACTACCTACTGGAACATTCATTCCGTACTTTCTGGTCTTGTCGTGTACCTCATCTTCAACTATCCAACTTTCAACAAGTGTTAATCCGTTTATATCGTGTTCGTGTTCTAAAGTTGCATTGCTTTGATTTCCATTCATCAAATACATTTGAGACGCTTTTCTTACAGTATCTTTTGAAAAATAAATGTAGTATTCTTCTTCTCCGCTCTTTCTGTAAATTGGTTTGTTTGGTATTAATAAAGCACCAACAAGTAGTTTCTTTTCTTTATCTGCTTCTGCTAATTCTATAATGTTACTATTTAAGGCAATAAAATCTTCTTCAATAGCAGGATTTTCTACAACACTAATTGCTTCAATCCCTATTTCATTATTTTCCTCGTCTAATATTAACTCAATTATATTCATATTTGTATATAGTTATATTTTTTTTATTTTGTCTTTTATCCAATAGATGCACCCTCGATAATATTTCTATCTAATTCTTGTGCAGTACTAACATCATTCGATACAACAAATGCTTGTACTGGTTGTTGTGATTGTCCACCTATTGCTGAAGCTAATTGGTTTGTATCACTTGCACCTACAACATTAAATGATGGAGGTAAAGAAGGAACAGAAGGTGTTGGAGGTGTTGAAGGTGGTGAAGGCATAGTACCACCACCACCAGATTCTTTTACGCTTTTTATTGCAGATATATTTTTCAATGCAACTGCTCCAGCTAAACCTGCTTGAACGATTGGATAACCTGGAAACAATGCGGTAATAGGAGATTTCTGTGCAGTAGAATAAGCATTTTGAACACCCTCTACACCGCTAATAGTTGCACTTGCTATTGCCATAGCTTTCCCTATCTTACTATCTTTACCTGCTAAATTTGCTATCTGGTCAAAAGAACTTTTTGCATCTGATAGAGTTTGTTTTTTAGCTAATTCTTCTAATTTTCTTTTTTTATCATTTTCCTTTTTAGTTAAGTCCCCTCTTAACCCTGCATAATAATCGTAAACTTCTTGTTTCTGTTGTTCTGTTGCTTTTAATTTATCTAACTCTTCAATCTTTTTTTGTTCTTCTAAATCAATTTTTTCTAATTCTGTTTCAGCTTCTTTTTCTTTTTGTTTTTCTTTAAAGTCATCTCTTACTTTTTGAATAGCATCTAATCTTGTTTTTTCATCATTAGCATCTTTATCTATTTTATCTTGTTTTTCTTTTGCTTCTGCATCTAGTTCTGCTTTCTCTTGTTTTCTTGCTCCACTTATTTCAGCAGTGATAGATTTTTGTTGCCTTAACCTTGCAGTTTCTAATTGTATTAATCTTGCTTTTAAATTAGCCTCTTCATCTAAATCTTCTTTTGTTGATTTTGACAAAGAATTTTCTTTTACTTTTGCGTCAAATCTTAATTTAGCTGCTGCTATTTCTTTGTTTGTTATTTCTTCAGATATCCTACCTGCTTGTTCTAGTGCTGCAATTCTATCCTTTGCTGAAACCTTATCTTTATCTGCTGCTTTTTCTCTTAATTCTGCAACCTTTCTATCTGCTTCTGCTCGTTCTACTATTAGACCTCTTTCTAATTTATCTGCGATTGCTCTCTGGTCTGCTATTTGACCTGCTATTTTCGCTTCTTCTTTTAATTCTTTTACAAATCCTTTAGTCGCTTCAGTTACTTTATTAATACTGTTTTTAACACCAGTCAAAGAATCTACATAAGAACTTCCTGCTGATTTTGCATCTTCTAATGCACCTTTGAAATCTCCACTAAATACCTTTTTAAATGCACTACCTAAAAATCCAAGAGTGTCAATAATAGCGTTAAACCTATTTGTAATATTTTCTACAATTAAGTTTTTAAAATCTATTAATGCTTGTTTAGGATTAGTAAAAGCGTTTATTATTCCCTCTCCTAAATTAGCTAACATATCAACAAGGTTACCAGTTACAGAACCAATAATACCCATCAATTTAGCAAACTTATTTTGTCCCTCTTCTGAACTTGTAAACGCTGCTCTTAAAGAAACTAAAGCAATAAGTAATGCACCAATACCAGTACCAATAATTGCAACCTTTAAAGACTTGAAACCATTTGTTAAACCTTTTATTGAACTACCAAAGTTTTTAATCTTACTAACTGCTCCGCCAGTAAATTTATCTAAAGTATTTGTTGCACCAGAAAGTTCATCATTTGTCTTTTTAACCTCCTTGTTTGTTTTAGATATTTCGGTGTTTAGCTTTTCTACATTCTTAACTCCTTTATTAGATTTTACTTCTAAATCAATTATTACTTTTTCTGCCATTTTATTTGTTGTTTAAGTGCCTTATATCCATCTTTTAAACTAATAGGTAGTTTATTCTTACCTTGTGCAATACGTATATTTTCTGTTTCTCCGTTTGCGTGTTTTAATAATTCTAAAATATTTTCTATCATAAATCGTTAAGTAATTCTAAATCAGATTTACCATTTTTTAAATTAGTTTTTATTGAGTTTATTTTATAACTCTTTCCGTTTATTATAAACCTATCTGCTAAAGTGTAATTTCTTAATATTCTCAATGGCAAATAAGCAGTAACTTTTGTAATCCTATTTGATTCTTGGAATATACTTGTTATATAGTTTTTGTGATATGCTTCAAATAATGAATTAGTAAAACCAGTATCTCCATCTAAAGCACCCCATTCATTTTGCTCTGCGTTAAAATTCATATTATAAGAACTTGTAGCAGATGATAAAGCAACACTATTTGAAGGAATGTTGTATGTTGTTAAAGGTGTTTGGCTATTAATGTTATTCAGAAAAGCAATTTGATTTCCGCTTGTTATTCTTATTGGATAAAACAACAAAGGTTTTCCTATATAAGATTCTTGATTGTCATCTACAAACCAACCCCATTGAACACTAGTTGTACCTACTCCAGAAGTATTTTCATCTACAAATCTTTCATATTTCATTTGAGAAAATGGTGTCTTTACATTGTAGATACTACCATCTAATTTTTGCCCACTATCATATTGTGATTCTCCCCAAGTTTCTCCAAATAGTTGAGTGTGTTTTGCAGCTAAAAATGTTTTTGTATCCTCGTGTTTAAAGTTAATTTTACGATATGGTAAAGCTACATTTACTTGACTTTTACTAACATCTACATATTTAGTTATATCATAAGGAGAATCATCAGAAGGATTAGAATAAAAACTATCTAAAGTTTTAACTGTTACTTCTGTTTGATTTCTTTCAACAAATGCAGTAAGATTAAACATTTTAAATAACCCACTTAAAAAATCAATTAATTTTATATCTGGTATTTGTTGCGTAATATCAAATTCATCAGTCGGTATATAAGTATAATTTGAAATAGTATACGTTTTAGTTTTTGATACATTCCCAAAATATTCATAGTAAAGAACTTCAAAATCAATACTTGAAAAAATTAAATTTTGATTACCTTCAATATAAACTGTATATAGTGAATTTTCTTCGGTTTTATCTAAAGGCACGATTGTTTCAGTAATTCCAGATGTTGTAATATCTCCACTATTAGCAACTTCAATACCGTTTTTTCTTATTGATATTCTATGAAGAACTGTTGCAAGTGTAGTTGTTTTAACTTTAATTATTGTAAAACTTGGAGGTGCAATTTGATTCGGTTCTGGTACATAAGATAATGATAAAGCATTGTTTAACATTGTTGAAAAAGTACCACTATCTGAATCATCAGAAAAACCAGTCAATAGTCTTTGACTTAAAGCACCCTCTTCTAAAACACTTCCTTTCTTTCTATGCAACCACATAAAAAGATTATAATAAGGTGCATTTGTATTTACAAAGAAATCATTGCTAAAAGAAAGTGTAGGGTATTTATCTTCTATTGCTTCAATAATAGAATGTAAACGAATTGCGTATTTTAAATCTGTATATAAAACTCCGTGAGGATGTCCTTGGTCATAAGCTATATTCCCAGGGTCATTTGCTGAACTATGAGAATCAAAACTTAATCTTTGTGTGTGCGTAATTAATGGTACAATAATGTCATTTGTAGTTGGGTCATCTTGTAAAGAATCTTTTACACTTGTAGCATCATAGGTTTGATTTAAACTTGTTAAACTATTTAAACCAGATAGTTTATCATCTCCTAAAATATCTTTTAAGGTAACAGTATTCCCAAAGAATGTAATCTTATATGTATGTGGTTTATTATCCTTTAAATCAACTCCTTCAAGTTTTATTAACCCCTCTGTAAATGGTGTATTGTTTAATTCTATATTTCCAGGTTTTCTAATCCTTGCATCAAAACCCCCAACAATATCAAAATTGTAATAATGCTTAAATATTTTATTATTTGTTTTACTTGCTGGTAAACTAAACGTTTTTGTAAAGTCCGTAAATACTTTATCAATGTCTTTTACGTTCTTTATTGATTGCGTTATTACAACACTTTCATCTGTAAAAGTATCTAACCTTTGCCCTTCAATATATAATTGTATCTTCTGCATTTATCGAATGTTATTTATAGCATCAAAAGAATAAGAAACATCTACTGTATAATCTACTAACCTATCATTTACACTTGTTTTAAATGTCAAACTATTTGTATCTAAATTTATAGGTGTAACAACAGAATTTAGTTCTAACCAAATTTGTTCAGACTGCATTAACTCCTGCATTAAATCATTGTAACTTTCATCTACGTATCCAGTATTGATAGTTAGCTTTTTACTTGAGTTTACATTAAAGGTTTGATTTTGGTGTATTGAAGTATCATAAACACCAGTTTGTGAATTGATAGTAAATCTGTTAAACGTTTCTTTTTTAGTGTTTACTTTTTCTATTGATTTTTTAAAGAACCATAAATCTTGTAACGCACCAAAACGATTTACAAAAGTTAATTTTATTGGTTCGTATTTACATTCGTTTAAAGTAATTACATCTACTATTTTAGTTTCTGGTAATCTTACTGAAGGTAAGTAAATATCTATATATCCAGCAATATCTGGATTTATATCTATTACCATTCTAGCAGGGTTTCCATCTCTTGCTTTAATCCCAGAAACTTCATATTGAGTCCAAGTTGTTGTAAGTGTTATATTTTCTTGAAAGTAGTTTGTATAATCTCCTCCTAACTCTTGAAGTCTAAATCTCGCATCTACATCTCCTTTTAACCAAACTGAAATAGTAACCTTTTCTCCATCTGTTCCTTGAATTCCAGTTGTAAATATATGTCCGTTACCACTACTCGAAGTCAATTTATAAGCATCTGTATCTCCGGATGGAGAAGTTATTCCATCTGTTATAACTGCATCTCCACCAGTAAACCAACTGCTACTTGATATATCTATACTTGGTATTAATTCAGCACCTTCAGTTTCTAAAACTACTTTATCAACTAAATACAAATCATTGTTTTGTAGGAAAGAATCTAAACAACTACTTTCTTCATACGTTCCACTATCTTCAATTACTCTTTCTTTAAAACTATCAGTTGCATCAATGTATTCAAATACTTCTGTACTGCTTGATGTAATTGCTTTTGTAAATGTTTGTGAACCTTTGTATAAATATGTAACAGATGTTGTATTGTTTCTATCTACTGGCAATCTTAAATCTTCTCCGTACAAAGTGTATATAATATCATTTGATTGCATATACCCTTTAGTAATATTTAAGTTAGAACCTTCTTCAAAATAACCATATCCATCAATACCAAAAAAAGTTGTAGTGCCTAAATTGGTTTCTGTTCCACTTGCATTTGAAAGAGTATATTTGTACAATACATAACTTACATTTACATTTAAATCAGATGCAGTTATACTTCCGTTGTATTTAATATCTATATAATCTCTTACAAGTTCTGAAATCTCAAACAGTACAAAATCATTATTATTTGCAGGTTTGTTTTTTACTATTGTATAAGCTAAAGTGCCATCTATTGTGATTTCTATTTTAGCTGATAAATCTGAACCAATATCTTCAGAAATATAATAGGGACTCCTTAATAATACGTTTGCCATTATTTATTGTTTACTGTTGTTTTTATTAATTGCTCTACATCTAAAGCGAATGATTCTACTAACTCTTTTGGTAGATTCTTAAATGCTTTCTCAAATGGTTTAGTAAAGAATAAACTTGGTTTAATTCCTTTTCTAAATACAGTATTAGCTATTGCAAACTGTAAACCCTTTCTACTTACAAACCTACCTTTTTTATCTCTTGTTCCTTTTAATCCTTTTCTTATAACCCATTGGCTAAATGCACTTGCAGGAGGTTTCTTATTCGTATATTTAAAAGGTGTATTGTATTTCTTTTCTTTACCACTTACACCCTTGTCTTGAAACACACCATATTCCTCCATTAAAAAACTTAATTGAAAACTATTTTTAGAAACCTTTACATCAGAATCTAAACTGTTGTATAATTTCTTACTACTATTTTTAGAGCCATAAGGTTTAGTACCTTTGGTTAAATTAGTTCTACTCTGTTGTATTACATATTTAGCAAAAGTATTTAGAGCCTTCTGTGTTTCTTTTAACTGCATATGTTAATATCGTTTTGTATAAATACATCAAAGGTACACGCCCAACCTGCTAACTTGTTTTCAAACCTTTCATAAAATGGTTCGCAATTCGGTGTACCATCTAATTGATATAAATCAGAATGTAAAGTACCTTTACGCAATATCATTGTCAATCTATTTAATACTGCTAATTGAGTATTTAATACATCTTGTTCATTATCATTACCTCTAAATATATCTGCTGATGGTTCTTTGCTTTCATCTACAATGTCCATTGCCATAACTGTAATGTTAAAAGATAAATACTGCTCTTCTGTAATTACATTGTTTACAATAATATGCGACAAGGGAAATATAGTTTGTTTAGATAAATCTATTTCTGTTATATCTCCAGTAGTTACTGTATTGACATTTACATCATTCAGTAATTGGTCTTTTATAGTTTCAGTAAGTTGGTAAAATCCTCTAATCCCTTGCATCTAAAATTTCTTTTTTATTTGTTTTGCTTCTAATTCGTTTTTCTCTTTTTCAAATGTCAAGAACATCAAACATTCGTGCATCTTTAATTTAGTGATATTTTCAAATCTTCGAATATCTTGTTTAGCGAGTGCATAAATACTTGAGTACCAACCCCATTTTTTTCCGAATTGAGCAGCGCTTGTAAGGCCTCCTTCTCCGTATCCCCCAAAGAGTTCATCGTAATTTCGCACAAGTCGTTCCCTAAACGATAAAAAAAAAGTATAGAACCCAATACGGCATCTAGTGGCATAGCTTTTAAATGCTCTGTATCTCCTGCTTCGTATTCTTTTATATGGTATCTATTACCCTTTCGCATCTCTACTGGTCTATAAAGAACTCCCATAGCTTTCTCGATGTTATCCCAATCTCCTATATAAGTATCTAAATCTATATATTCTCCGAAACTCATTTCATCAAGGTTAGGAATAAATCCGTATTCAATACCTTCTATTTTAAACGTATTTATCAATCCAGGTTTACTATCAAACATTTCAGATATAATGCTTATTACTGCACTTACATCAGTAGCTTTTAAATATCTTACTTGTTCAGAATTTAAGTTGCAGAATATCTCAATCATCTTTAAAGACATTTCAACCTCTGATAAATCCTTTAATTTTATGTACTCTTGATATTGTCCAAGTGTAACCTCGTTTAAACTATTCGGTACTATTAATTCAACTTTCATATATGTATATAGTTAATTTTTAAATATTTTATTACAAGGTACAAAAAAACCCTTGCATTTCTGTAAAGGTTATTTTTTTATTGAATGAATTGCCTTCGCTATTTTCTTTATTTCTATTAATACTTTTTTCATTATTTATTGAATAGCGTATTTACCAAAGTTAGGTTTGCTTAAAACAGAATAAGTAGCGTATCTGACCGCATCAATAATATGGTCGTTTTTTGGAACTGGTTTATTTATCATCTTACCACTTCTGTCCTCTTGCCATTTATAATTTCTAAACTCTTGTATTGCATTAGTGCTATCTTTCTCTATATGTATTTTAAAGCGTTTTAAGAGGTCTATACCTGCGTTGATACTATCTGCACCTTTTAAACTTGGTCTTACGTTAAAACCCATTCTTCTTAACTCCTCAATCAATCTTGGTTCAGCACTATCAAAGTAAATCAATTCTCTTTCAATACCTATGTCTTTCCATTTCCTACTGATGTCATAAGTAGTCATCTGTGTTTGGTATATGTGTTCTTTTATATATAGGTTGTGTTCTTTCTTATAAACAGAAACTAATGTTGTAGGGTCATTACTATATCCTGCATCTGCTCCGTAACTTATAAACTCCGCATCGTGTGGTATATGGTTTACTTCTGTGTAATTAAATATAGTAGCTTTAGATACACCCTTTAAACCTAATCCATATATTTGCCAATAGGTTTCATCTGTTTCTTTTAAACGTTCTATTTCTTCTGTAATGCTTTTATTAAGGAAGCTATTATCCAGATAAGTAGTAATATAAAAATCGGCATCTTCTCTTGGTATTACCTTGTCATAAATCCAATGGTATTCATCTGATGGATTAAAGTCAAGAATTATTTTATCTTCTGTTCTGAAAATTAACTGTTGCCAATCTTCATAATCTAATTCGTTTGCTTCATTTATAAATAGTAAGTTTCTTTTCCTACCTCTTACTTTTTGTGGTTGGTCTAAAGATATAAACTCTATTAGGTTTCCGTTTAACTTATATTCGTGATTAGATTTATTATGATTTACTTCTGAATAAGAATTATATAATTTTAGTATATCTAAAAAATCACGCATAACAGAACTACGAACCGCAGGAAATGTTTTCCGACATATCGTTACAGTCTTACCAGTATTCTCTAAACAGTATTTAAAAATAATATACAAAAGAACGTTGTAGGTTTTACCGCTTCTTGTTCCACCTTGCTCTATTGTAATCTTCTTATCTGATTCTAAAAGATGTTCAAAAACAACATTAGTTTTTATCTTCACGCTTTATTATTTCTATTTCAAATTTAGAAGGCATACCATCTGCTCCAGTTATCTCTTGTCTTTCTACATATCCTCTATTCTTTCCTTTTGTCTTTAAATAGAATATCGTTTCAGATGTTTTACCATCTCTTATATTCTCAAACAGTTTACTTTCTACAAAATCTAAAGCAATGTTTTCAATATCTTTTACTTGCCTTGCAAATACTTCATCATCTTTTAACCATTGATAAAATGTTGTTCTTCCTACTCCTACTATTTTACAAGCAGTTGTAACAACTCCTAAAGATTTTTCTAACGCTTCTATAATTGCTTTTTTATGGTGTTCTGTTCTGTTTTGGTTTTCTTTCATAATTTTATTAAAATAAAACAAAGAACTAACAAACTTTGTTTTGGATTTATAAGTACTTTGAACTATACTTATATTAAATAAAGAACGTTTTAGTTTTTAAATTAATTTTATTCTACAAAGTCATTACAAATAACTCCGTTTCTTTTTACTTTTAATGTTGGGTCTAATTTAATCATTCTTTTTATAATTACATCACAATACTTTGGGTCTAATTCCATACCGTAACATTTTCTTTTTAATTGGTGTGATGCTACCATTGTTGACCCACCTCCCAGGAAACAATCAAAGATTAAATCATTATTTTGACTACTGTTTTTTAATGCCCTCTCTACTACTAAAATAGGTTTTTGAGTTAAATGGTATTCGTTTTGTTTATCTTTAGGAAATTCCCAAACAGTTTTTTCATTTGTTGGTCCGTACCATTTTATGGTATTACCACTTTTAAAACCATAAATACAAGGTTCATAATTAGGTATATATTGGCTCATAAATGCACCAGAACCACTTTTAACCTTATACCAAGATATTACTGCTCTAACTTCGATAGGTGTTTTAGATAATCCTGCATAAGTTTCTTTTGATTTTCTGTCTGCATACCAAATATAAAAAGGAGAACTTTCTTTTGAAAATATACAAGCATTATTTATAGCATCTTCAAATAAATTAGATAATTCATCATTTTCAAATTCATCACTCTTAATACCCTTTCTTTGTTTTTTATTATGACCACCACTATAACTTACACCATAAGGAGGGTCAGTAAAAACCATATCTGCTTTCTCTCCATTCATTAGCTTTTCAACAGTATCGCTATCTGTACTATCTCCACAAAGTAATCTATGCTCTCCTATCTCATATAAATCTCCTAAAACAGTTTTAGCTTGTTCTGGAGGTGCTTCATCAAAATCATCTTCTTTAGCTTCTAAAACTTCTTCTTCTTCAAATGGCATAAACTCTAAACCCCAATCTTCCAACTGTTGTGTATCCCATTCGTTGCCTAATACATCCCAATCCCATTCTCCAAAACCTACATTGTCTTTTACAATAAATTCTTTTTGTTGTTGTTCTGTTAAATCATCAGCTTTCAAAACCCATACTTCTTTTAATCCTGCTTCCTTACACGCTTTTAAACGCATATTACCACCAAGTACAACCATATCGCTATTCACTACGATAGGTCTTAACTTTAACATCTCTGGGAACTCCTTAATTGATTTTACAAGTTTCTTAAATTTGTAATCCTTTATAAATCTTGGATTGTTTTCATTAGGTCTAACCTCTTGAATGTTTATTAGTTGCATATATGTATATAGTTAATTATTAATTATTTTAAAAAATTGTTAATTGTTGTTGATGTTCTTTTAGTCTTTTCATTGCTGCATTATAATACTCTGTATCTAACTCACAAGCGGTTAAATCAAACTTTAAATTATGGCAGGCAATAGCAATACTTCCAGAGCCTAAATGAGTATCTAATATTTTATCTCCTTCTTTTGCATAGTTCATTAAAAGCCATTCGTAAAGTTTTACTGGTTTCTGTGTTGGGTGTATCTTACCCCCTTCTGCTTTCCTATCTGACATTGTTTTATGTATAGAATATCTAAAAACTTTTGCTGGTTTTTTACAGTTAGTCCAAGCATATTCAGCACTTGCAAAATTATCAACTGTTTGGTGTTTATCCCATATTAAAAAATACTCACTTTCTGGCAATGTAAAGTTATTCGCACCCCAGATAATTAAATTTTTAGATACTCTAAATAGTTCTTTGAAATATTCTGGAGATGGTTTTATATCCCATTCGTTTAGTTTAGCACTTTTACACAATCTGTTACTTAATTCGACCCTATTACCAAATCTTGCAATACCATAAGGTGGGTCTACAATAGCAAGGTCAAAGTAATTATCTTCATACCTTGCCATCAGTTTCATATTGTCTTCGTTTGTTATTTTCATTAATCTAATTTTAAAAATTCAGCAGATTCGTGTTTCATAAACCAATCTTGGTTTTCTTTGTATTTATCTATTACTGCATCTAACATTACAAGTTCATCTATATCAGAGTTCTTTATCTTATCTATTAATGTAGTAATCTTTCTTAATACGTTTGTGGTCATCTCCTGGTTGTTTAGGTAAACAGTATTGTAATCATCTTGTACATATCCTTCTAACATATTTAGAAACTTGTTACCTTGATTTTTTAAGTTCTGTCTGTATTTGTTAGTACCTTGTAAATCTTCTATTGCTTCTATTGTAAGTTGTCCAAGTAATACTACTTTTAAATAATCTAATTGTTTATCGTTTTTCATTTTATTCTGTTTCCGTTTCTATTATTTCCTCTACTCTATTTAAGCACTTTGCAATAGTATCAAACTGCATTTCGTTCCTTCTGTTTACTATTTGCTTTTGTTCTTCTGTTAATTCATTTAAGTTATTGTAAATGGTTTCTAACTGTGGTAATAATCTCAATACTGCTTCTTTCTTCTCTAAATCATTCGATAACTTTTTATTTTGAAACTCTAAATAAGAATACGATTCTTTTGGTAAGTTCTCTACCTTTCCAAAATGTAAATATGCTCTTTCTAATTCTTCTGTATCTAAATGGTGCAATATATTTTTAAATGAATGTAATACTATGGAATGGTCCCTACCTACTGATTCTCCTATTGTAGTCAAACTGCATTTAGTTAGTTCTCTACATAGTTTATAATAAAACGCTCTTGCATCTACGTATTCTCTTTTTCTTGTATCTTTTTCTATATCTAAACCATAAAGGTTTTTTACATATTCCTTTATTGATTCTATCATATTAATTTCATTCATATTGTCTAATTTAGTTTGTTCTTAATTTTAATAAATTGTAGCACTCAATGTACCTTTGTTTTGCTTTTCCTTTGTGTACCTCTTTAAATAGTTCGTACATCTTCTTTGTGTATTGGTAATGACTATTACAATCTGCTAAATACTTTTCTGCAAACTTCTTTCCCTTACCTTTAAAATAGTTTACGTTGTCAGCAGTATCTCCTATAATCATTTGCTCATATAGATTGTACATTGCTTCATCTTCTGTTATATCATATACTACCTTATGCTTGTAGTGGTAGTTATACATCAAACAAGGGAACTGTTTGTAATCTTTATCTATTGATACAATCATCACTTCATCCCTTCCAAACTGGTTAGATAAATCATACCAATACCTTGCTACCATATCATCAGTTTCTACACCATATCCGTAAATAGAATTGTGTTTTTCTTTTACGTATGCGTGTACCTCATTTAATAAAGGTGGTTTCTGTTGGTTTGTTCTATTAGCTTTGTACTTCTTTGTTATTAGCTTTCTAAAGTTCCCTAAAGAACCACTAAATATAAGTACCTTGTCTATCTCGTAATGTTCCTCCAGGTCATTAACAATACCCATAAGTTGCTCATCAAACTTATCAGTAGCATCAGATAGTTTCTCATAATAAGGAGAATCATCTGGTGTTAATCTTTTACGATAACAACTTGCGAAGATTAAGCTATCTGCATCTATTAGTAGTATCATAACATTGATGCTTTAAAACAATCTCTACTACAATATTTTTCATCTAAATCTATTGTTGTTCCACATTCTCTGCACTCTCCTTGTTCTTCTACGCTTTCGTAGTATCTGTCTAAATCGTAATCTAATTGGTTCATCTGTCTATTTTGTTTTCACTTCTTAATAGTTCTATTTCTCTATTTAAATAATCTTGTGCCTTAATCAAGTCAAGCAGTTCATCGTGCTTCTTTCCTGCTCTTGCAATATACTTAATAATATTACCTCTGCAAAAGTTTAGTTCATAATCTCTTATGACATCTATAATATCGTAATCTTTTTCGTTCTCATAATGTGGTTGTGTGCCTCTCATTTGTTTATGTTTTTATATTTATTAGCCAATGAAATAAAAAATTTATCATCAGAACTTAACTTTAAATTTAATAAATCTTCTTTTGCTTCTTTTCTTTTTTTGCTTATTGGTAGCTTGTCAATCAACTGCTGAATCTTCTGTATTAATAATCTTCTGTACATAACTATATAACTTTTACTTGTCCGTTAGTATAATGCTCACATACAACTCCAGTTGATAATGTTACAACCTTGTAAGGTTTTAGGTTCTTGTTTTCTTTTCGTTCTTTGATAATTCTTTTAATTGTTTCCATTTGTCTTTGATTTTAAATAAATTTTTGTTCCTTCAATACTTCTTCAATAGCGTTTATTAGGTCATACTTTTGACCGAATGTAATACCTCCGTTATAAAAATCTGTATCAATCTTTTGTAGCGTTTCAATTAGTTCTTTCATCTTGTTTATTTTAAAGGGAGGTTTTACCCTCCCGTTTGTTTTTAAATTAAATTTCCTTTTTTATCCCAAAATACTTTATCTAATCTATCAATCATCCAATTTAACTTTTCATTTTCTCTTTCTTGGTCTTTCATATTACTTAAAAAGTGTGCTTCGTTTATCTCCTCGTTATTTGATTTTATTCTATCTTCAAACATTGATATAATTTCCAACGCTTCGCTTGATGTCATTAATACTTTTTTAAAATCTGTCATAATATTTGTCTTTAAGTGTAGCGGTTATTTCCTAACTACCCTACAAATATAAAACTTATTTACTTATAAACAAAATTTTTAATAACTTTTTTTCAATTATTTTCAGAATTATTTTTATTTATCAATACTGCTTTGTCTTCTTCAAGTAGATAACAAGGTTTCAAAACTTTCTTATTTCCCCACATTGTGGTTTCTGGACAGTATTTATTTACTGCCTCTGGTAATTCAATATCATTCAACCAAAACAAATAGTTTGCTTTAGGGTCATTTACAAAGTATAAAGCAACTTTACCAGTGCCTATTAGTTTATCGTATTTAAACTTTTCTAACATCTTGGTATCGTAGTGCTTATTTCTGAATTTCATCTCTATAACGCATTCTTTACCCTTTGGTGTTAATCCTTCTGCGTCCCAACTCTCTGAACCTTCTCCAGTCCATTTAAGTTGCCATCCATCAAAATTTAATAATTGTACTATCGTTTGTTCTAACTTATGAATTTTGTTTATCATATATTCTATCTATGTCAGCTATCCACATCTTGTAAATCCTTCCGTTACAAGTGCAGGGTTCGTTATATTTATGGTTGTAGTAATTTGCGTGTAATGTACATAAGATTTTCCTATACTCTGGAGTTAATTTACTCGTTACATTTGCCTTAAAATCTATCCATATATTTCTATCTTGTTCTGTCATATCCTTAAAAGTGTTTGTTGTCCGTTTATACTATCTGATTTACTTAAATTATCTACTGCCCACATAGGTTGTAAGTTTGTGTAATGGCAAAGTTTTTTTAATCTTTCTGGTGTATTTGCAGATGCTAATGGTATTATGTGGTCTATATGCCATTCTCCGTAATTATCCCAACTCATACCTTTTTTAAATTGTCTTTCTATATGTTGTTTAGTTACTTCCCAATCAACTCCCAACATCTCTTGAGTTTTGGTGTTTTTTGAATAACCTTTATTTCTGAACACTAAAGAAGTTCTAGTTCTTAAATTTCCCTTCATCTTAAATAAAGCATCTGTTTTTTTTCTTTCTTTTCGGTATTCGTTATGATGTTCTTTGTTATCGTGATACCATTTTCTACTTATTTCTTTTATATGTTCTTTGTTAGCTTTATAGTATTGTTTATAACAAACCTTGCAACTTGAGTGTAACCCATTTTTATTTCTTTTTAATTTATGAAATTCAGTTGCTTCTTTTTCTACCTTACACTTTGTACAAACCTTTACCATAACTCAACATCGTTAAGTTTATTTTTTCTATCATTACATCCGCAGGATTCATAACCAAGTAATTTAGTTACCTTTTCTACAAGCCATTTGATACCAGTATAAGTTGTAATCAGTTCTATAAAGTTTCCGAGTTTCATAATAAATCATCTTTTAATTTGTTCTTTACTTTGTTAAATGTATTGTAAAGAGAATAGTAACCTATCTTTGTTTCCCTGCTTAATTTAGCTACACTCTTCCCTTTAGCTATCAATTCAAATACTTTCTTGTCATACCAATAAACATCATCAACTGCTCTTAAATAACTATTTAAAAACGTTTCATATTGTTCCTCGTATTCCATAGGGTCAATTTCTTCAAACTGTTTATCTATTTCATCTAAACTTACTTTTGTTATCTTACTGTTACTCCTTAAAAAAGCAACATATATACCTCTTAACTGTTTAAATATATAATAGTAGTTTATCTCTCCATCTTCATACCATATATTCTTTCCTTCTTTTTCATACCTAATCAAATAAATATACATTTCTTGTACTATGTCCTCTGAAATGTTTTTAGGACATCCAAAGGAGTTTACTATGTTAATCCAAGTTTGATGCTTCTCTGCTGCTTTTTCGATTAAGTTTGACATTTTTTTTTATTGTTTAAAATGGTATTTTTTTATTTATTGGTTGTTTACGTACAAAACCTTCTAATGGGTCGTATATCTCTCCAACTACAAAAGGTAACTCATATTGATTTATCTCAAAGCTAAAGTTATCAAATCTAAACCCTCTGCTTAATTTACATTTTACATCTACTCTTCCGTTGTGTGTTGTGCTTTTTTCTAAACTGATAGCAGTTTCACATTTCTTATATAACGTAGAACCAAGATGACCAGTTGCTTTATCACTTCCATAGTTGCTATGTATTACAGTTATAATATGGCAATCATATTCAACAGATAATCTCATTAATGTTCTTACGCATTCGTTTCCATCTTTTATATCATTAACCTCTGTTACGAGGTCTGCTACACCATCTATAATTACTAAACCATTATTCCCCTCATTCTCTTTTAAAATGTATTCTATGAAAGTAAGCATATCTTTATAACCTAACTTTCTTAAAGCATATTTTTTGTAGCAACCTAAATCTATATCTCCTGCCATACTTTCAATTCGTTTAGCAACTTGTTGCGTGTGCCATAAACCCATCTCTGTATCAAAATGAATTAAACACCTACCATCTCTATGCCCTTTTAAATTTCCTCCATAAATATTATTTCCGCTTAAAAAAACACCTGCCAATAAACTTAAAAAAAATGTTTTACCAGTTTTACTCGGTGCTTGTACGAAACTTATATTACCATACGTTCCTATTGGTATTGGTACTTTCTTTATTCCTTTTCTTGTTTCTAATGTCTTTTCTCCAAAACTTAATGCTACTGGAGGATAATCTAAAACCTCATCCGTAAATACTTCACAATCCTTTGCTATAAGTTCCATTGCCATATTCTCTATGGTCTTTTCTTCTGTAATCTGTTCTGTCATTTAAATTATTTTGTGTCATTACTTTTACTCTACTTCGCTAATATATAAAAAAAAAGGGGAGTAATAAAACCCCCCTCTATAATTTAAAATGGTAAGTCGCTTACAACTTCCTCTTGTAACGCTTCTTTTACTTCTTTTTCAGCGTTTACAATACTTCCGTTGTTCCATACTACCTTTCCGTTTCCTACGTAGTTCCTTTGCTTTTTAGCTTCGTTCTCCTCTTTGGTTTGTGAGATGTAGATTGATGCGTTGTTTCCGAACCTTGTTTCATCGTTTACCGACATTGTTAGGTTTAAATAAACTGCTCCGTCTTTTCCTGCTATAAATTTCTCTTTTGGTAATTTGTCTACTCTGATACTGTAATTGATAATTGCACTCATAATACTTCTATTTTAATTTAGATTAATATACTTATTTAATTTACTTTTTAAATGATTCTGATTCATCTTCTCCAAATACTCCAAGTTCATAGAACCCAGTTAATTTAAGAACTGCTCTTGACATTGCTCTTTTCTCTGCCATTTCAGCAACATACCAAGAGTTGGTATTCCCATCTTTGTAGCCTTCTCCTTTTAATGCAGAACCAAAGGTTTCAATCTTCTTACCTTCTTTTTCTGCGTATGCTTTAAATACTGCAAAGTTAGTTTCACATCTTATAACTTCATAAGTTACGCTCATTTGTTCTACTGCTTGTATCTTGTCAATACCTTGCCTTGTGATAATAACATAGTGTTGGTGCTTAAATACATCATCTTTTGTTAATCCGTACTTCTTGTACAACTCAATTAATTTGTCTTTGTTCATTCTATTTTAAAATTTATTTGTTTACTAATTTCTAATTGTGCTTCTAAAAAACTGTACTCTGTTTTCTAATGCTTCAATCCTATTATGTAGGTACTGTTCAAAATCTTCTGTCATAATGTTACTCTTTTAATGTCCTCTGTATGTGTCATAAGTTATTGTTTTTCAAATATATAAAAATTTATTTAATTATCTTCAATTATATCCATAAATTCACTATATGAATATTTCTTCTTAATACAAAACTTTGTTCTAATTCTATCTTCTGTAAATTCTGAACCTTTAGCATATCCAAAAATAAATGCTAAAACAAGTAATGCTCCTAATGTTATTAAATTTGCTACATAATTATTCGTTTATTTTTACACTTAATCCTAAATAGTTTCTTGTACCTCTTTCTGGCACTTTAACTTGATAGTTAATCCTTATATCAGTTAAGTTGCTATCTTGCTTTAAATGATACTCAATTTGTTTCTTTAGCTTCTCCCAAGCTGAATCGTTTATCTTCGTAATACTATTATCTTGTCCCACCATTGTTTTATTTTTTTAAATAATATCTTCATCTATATAATTAAATTCTGCGTGTTCTCCACAATCTGAACATACGTCTGTTTCCCACAAAGGTAATGCTCCACAACAATTACTTTCCATAATTATATATTATCAATGAATAAGTCATAAGGATTATCTGCGTTGGTAAATGATTTTATATCTGACCAAACACCCCACTTTAAATTGAATATGTATTGTTCGCTTTCTAAATAGTCATAAATAATTCCTATAAGTGTAGGGAACTTATCGTTCTTTTGGTCTATTAAATCTTTGTACTGTGGTTTTAATCTTTCTAATAATGTCATAATATTATAATGATTTTAAAAAATCTAATTTAACTTGCGTTTGTTTTAAAGATTTTGTGTTTTCAATAATAGAACCATTTAACCATATATTAAACTTATCTTTAAATAAAGATACTTCAATTAAATCTTCTCTTGAGTTAGTAAATTCTAAATCTTGTTCTTGTAATAAATTCTTTGTAAGTGTCATAATATTTTGTCTTTAATTAATTATTATGATACAAATATAAAACAAATATTTTAATTACCAACAATAAATGTTAATTATTTTTAAATAAGTACAAAAAAAAAGGTTACAAATTAATGTAACCCTTTTAAAATAAAGACAAAATTGAGAAAAGTAAAAATCTTAATGACATTCAAATATAGTCATAATAATTGATATATCTATTTTAAGTTATCAACCTTATGTTTATAATACTCTATCAGTTCTAATAATTCTATATCTGTAAATTTTTGTATTTGTCTGCTCTTAATAAGCAATCTATCTGCTTTATCTTCTCCTAAATGTTTAGCAAATAAATATTGTTCTCCGTATCTGTAAACGTTGCAACCCATACATTGAACCTCTACGTTATCTTCATCCCATCGAGTAGAGTAATGCTTCCTACTCATAAAATGACCTGCTTGTAAACTCTTCCAATGGTCTTGCTTACCACAAGTAACACATTCAGCTATATCATCTTTAGCATATCTTCTACGTATGTAAATACTAAAGATTGCATCTAACTTTTTAACTATTGTTTTTCTACTTGCTTTACGTGGCATTAATGTCCTATTCCGTTATCTACAACCTCTATTATATGTCTAAACACACTTCTTTCTTGTTCTCCAGTAACATCAACACCATTTAAAAATAATCTGTAATAATCTTTTTTGTCTGTTTTTTTTAATTGAATAGAGTTCATAAATCTTATATTTTTATTTATATATATTTTTTAATGTTTTTTATAACTATTTTTATATAATTATTTTATAATTGTTTTTATAACTATCTTTATAAATATATTTTTATATAATTGTAATAATAATAAATTACAAAGTTATATATTTTTTTTTAAATAAAAAAGAGAAATATAAATTATTTTTTAATTGTGATGTTACCTGCTATCTTTTCAGCACTTCTACCAACTACATAACCTCCAATACCTAACTGTAATAAGTTCCAAAACTCATTCTCTAAAGGAGGAATAGGTAAGTTAAATAAAGGTGCAATGAACTTAACATAGATAACTATAAAACCAAATGCTAACATAAGTATTGGTCGCCAACTTCTCTGTAACCAATTACCATTTGCTTCTGTAACAATTATTTCTGTTTGTAGTTTCTGTAATTCTAATTGTTGTTCTTGTAGTACCTTGAATATCTCATTCTTGGCTTTTAAGCGTTCTTCTTCTGTGGTAAATAGTTTATCTATCGCATTACCTATTTCTTTAATTACACCACCAGTAAACCAATTTAGTATCTTTTTCATCTGTATAAGTTTAGTTATTTACCCTTGTTCGATTAACGAGAGTAATTACTCCCATCGTACTTGTATCTGACCAAAGAATAAAAACAGATTAAGTTCTGAATATTCAAATCCTTTCTCTGGTTCGTGATACTGCCATCCTAACATCATTGCGTTAGGCACTAATAAAATTAAGTTTATTTCCATAATAACTTTTGGTTATAACTATTAGTTAATATAATCTTGATTTCTTATCATATTAAATCCCTTTTGTAAAGAGAATTAATTTTTTTATACTTAAT